AGCGGCACGACTGCTTAGGATTACGCAAACCGAAGAACTCCGTACCAGAATAGTAAAAACAGCAGGCGGAAAACGATGGGACTATGAGAACCAGATGCGAACAAAAGCAATGGAGCAGATAGAAGACCTTCCACGTGCAGAAATGGAAATACAGAAGGTTTCAATTGACCAAACCGTTGCAGCCGAGATGAAGAAATATGATACAAAAGTAAAAACCCTTGCCGGAATAGCTGGAGAAGTTGAAAAAGCAATGGCAAAAGAAGCGGCAATAGGAGAAAAGGCGTGGGAAGCATACTTGAATGGAGAAGAAAAGACCCAAAAAGCACGTAACAAGATATACGAAAAGTATAATGCTGAATTGCGTGAACTTGAGATTGGTGAATCAGAGGCAAAAATCGAAGCCTACGCAAAAGACCTCGAAATCTTCGGTCAGGAGTTGCAAAAAAGAAAAGACCTTACGGAAGAACAGGTTAAAGAAATAAAGCAAATGATGATAATATCCTTCACGATTGATCTTGAAGGTAAAGACTTAAAGAAAATAAGAAAAAAAATTAAAGACCTTGAAAAGCTGTCTGATATTTTCGAGGATGCTTTGGGTGATGTAAGCAGTGAATATCGTGACAGCATGTTAGCCGTTATAGATGAACAGGCAAAGCTAAACGAAAAACTATATGGTGATGAGGTTGATTGGGCTGAGTGGGCTAAGAACAAAAAGTTAGACTTTGAACAAGAATTCTTTGAAGCCAAGACTGCATATATTACCGAAGGATTAGGACAATTAGAAAGTGCATTTTCAAGCATAGCATCAATTTACGCAGAAGGGTCGGAGGGTGCTGAAAGATGGACACAGGCTGCAAAGGCTATGGAAATAGCGCAGAGGGCTGTTGCGGTTGTTGATGCGGTTATTGCGGTTCTAAATCAGGCATCTGGTGATCCCTACACTGCATTTGGGCGCATGGCTACAATGGCAGCAACAGTTGGAGCGTTACTTGCCTCAATAGGAGAAGGAATTGGTGGAAGCGTGGGTGGTTCAGCCTCAGCAGAGGCGGCACTCCCAGCAAGTACCGTTCTTGGTGCAGAAGCTGGAACTGGTAGTAGCTCTATGGCTAATTCATGGGAGTTCCTGCAAGATACATATGATATGCAATACAGGGAACTGTCTGGTATTTATAATGAAATGAAGAAGCTGAATAGCAACATTAAGGGTCTTGTAACTTCCATTTTTAGGACGGGGGGAATTGATACATCTGGTATCCAAGTTGGGGAATATTTGGGAAGTGTGCAGGGCGTGTTTAACGACTTTGTATCAGCTACGTCTTTGGGTTTAACGGATATTTTTAATGATTTGACCTTTGGAATATCTGGTTGGATAGACGATACGGTATCAAGCTTAGTTGGTTCCATCTTTGGTGGTGGTGGCTATACGAATATAACGGGTTCTGGTATTTCTACTGGTGCAGGTTCTGTGGGGGGACTTAGCGGTGGAGTTGGGATAGGCGGACAGCAGTATACAGATGTTCATACCCACGAAGAAGGTGGCTGGTTCAGCTCAGACTCAGACTCTTATTATACTGCTTACAAGGCGCTTGATGAAAATGTTTCTCGGCTATTAGACATGGTATTCCAGAACATGAGTTCCACCCTTGTTGACTTGACTCTCAGCCTCGGTACGGATATGAATGAAACCCTGAATTATGTCTTTGCAGGGGCAAAGATAAATCTTAGTGGTCTAAGTTCCGAAGATGTCAACAAGACTCTAACTGAACACTTCTCCGCCCTTGGTGACAATGCTGTTGATGCTCTCTTCGGTGAGTTAATTGGTGCATACCAGCAATTGGGCGAAGGGATGCTTGAAACAGCTACTAGGATAGTTATTGACAAAGCCATTGTACTCGATACCCTTAAGATGACCGAGCAGTCTATCGGTTCCTATGCGCTTATCCTTCAAAAGTCTAGGCAGGTTGTAACCGATGAATGGAAAGCTTGGGCGGACGATGACTCTTGGAAGGATGCTTATGCTGCCTACAACTTTACTGATGAAGTCCTTGACTACCTTCTTGCTCTTAATCCAGCTCTTAGGGGTGCAGCACCCGCTCAATACGAGACTGAGTATTACGATGAAATAGCTTCAGATACAGCCTCGATGATTGCTTTTTCTGAGGCCATTATTGAAATGGCTGGTGGGCTTGATATACTTCGAGAAGCATCAGAAACATATTACGATAAGTTTTTCACAGAACAAGAAGCACAATTTAGGTTAGTGGGTCAATTAGCGGGTGCAATGGGAGACCTTAACTTGGCTTTCCCGTTAACCCGTGAAGGATATAGGGATATGCTGGAAGGATTAGACCTATCTACGGAAGCAGGGCAAAGGGCATATGTCGGTATGTTGAAAATGGCAGAAAGTGCCGATGCTTTCTATTCGTATATAGAAGACCTTAAGGGCGGTTTCATGGAATTGCGTGAAAGGATAATCGGCCCCACTGATACATTCGACAGCCTTATGGCAGAGTATGATACCCTTGATGAAGATTCTGCAACATACTATGTCGATAGTCTCGACCTTCTTACACGAATGACTGATGCGGCAGAAGGAAGTTTAGAACTCCAGCAACAGGAACTTGACTCGCTTAATTCACAGATAACCTCAATTGACGATATGATTATGAGGCTTACCGGTGGAGACTTGGCTCCAGTGCAAAGCGAAGAATGGTTTACGGGTAGATATCAAGACCTGCTTGGTGGGGTGACCACACAGGAGGGTGTTGATGAGCTTCTAGGATTCATACCAGAATATCTTGGTTTTATGAATGCATATGGTTCGGATATGGCATCACTTAATGCTTCGATAATTTCGGATATATCTGGGATAAAGGATGACTTGGTAGATAGACAGGTCGCCCTTCTTGAAGAAATAGCAGAAAACACTAACAATACATTACTAACAGATGTTTTGACTAGACTTGACGAGCAGTTAGCGGCGTTGACCCTACGGCTGGAAGAAGCGGTTATAGTTCCGATTGGAGGGACTATACCCGACGAAGTAGCTGGCTTACTTAACCCAGAATCAACGGTTCTCCCAAGTACCGAAACCGAGATGGCTAATTATTTAGGATCTTGGGGTATAGAAGGTGGTGGAGCTGGTGGAGAAGACATCGGTGTTGGAAGCTGGGAAGAAAGAGATCCATATGGAAATTTATCTCAAGAAACAAAAGATTGGGCAGATGCATTAGCATTAAAAACAGCTTTCGACGCTAGGGTTGATGAAATTAATCCAATGACCGGTGGGTGGCAGGGTTTTCTACAGGGAATGGCTGACATTCTGGGCTTTGCTGTTTCACCATTAACGGGAGCTTTGAGACAGGCTGTAATGTTCGGATTAGACTACAGTACAGCACAAACAGCGCTAGACGAGTTAGGAGAGCTTTATGGGGGAATACCAGATACGGGTTTATATGGAGATGCACTGATTGCAGAAATAACAGGGGTACCGGTTGCGACTGCACCTACGCTAGAAACAATGTATCCTGATTTGTTTACGGGGGATACCTTTAATGGGGGTGAAGATAGCGGTTATGCGGATGTGGGAGTCGATATGACTGGCGGTATGCCGAGCGGTGGGTACAATGGTACTGGAGCAAGCAATGGCGGCAATGGCAGTGGATTCTCTGGTGACACAGCGGGTGGTGAAGATGATGGTTGGGGGCGTAAATATGGCGGTCTTATTTCCGGCCCGGAATCTGGCTATTACGCAAAACTTCACGGAACAGAAGTGGTTGTCTCACAAAAGGGAGGAGGCATTCCGGTAGAAATGGGCTTCGGTGGATATATCGGAAGTTCCATGGATTTAAACAACCCAACTAACGGTAACTTCATGAAGTCTCTCGGTATTGACCCAGAAGCCATTGGTACAGCAATAGCAGAAAGACTCTCTGGAGACACCCACGTTCATGTTGAAATAGACGGAAATGAAATAGGGCATGTTGTTGTTAGCCAACTAAAGACAAACCCCGAATTAATAGAACAAACTAGAGGGATAATGTAATGGCTTATGAGATGTACGATTATTGTTCACTGGCGACTGCGGATAGTGATGTAACCCTAGACGTTAAACCGTCAAATACTTTGACAGAAACAAGCAATAAGAATGTAGAGATACATATGGGTGACGATGGTTCTGAAGAAAGAATAGCCCTAGATACCGATTCTATTTTCTTTGTAACACTGCAATGGAACCCTATAAGTGAAGCTGATTCTGGAACGGTTATGGATTTCTTTAATTCAACAACAAAGGGTTGTGGGACAGCCAAATCATTTAAGTGGATAAACCACGGTGAACCTAGTGCAAGTAGACATGTGTATGTGGTGCGTTTTGCATCAGAATTACCGAGAAGTGTCAGGCGTGGCTATATTTACGGGATTACTGGAGTCAAACTGAAAATTTTAGGCAAGATTGCAGATTAACCTCATAGGGATAAAGATATAATGTTAGCAACAACAGCGACACAAGATACGATTATAGCAAGCAATTACAAATCGGTTAGCTGGCTTTTTGATATTACCGACAAGAACGATGTAAGCTATAATTGGTCTACAAAAGCCTACACTTTTGATGGGACGAACTACACCTTTAAGATTATTAATTTCAGGGGTGTAACTCTAAATAGAGCAACGTCCGAAATGGGGATACAGTCACCATCTGGTTTTTCGTTTGGGATTTCCAATAAGGATAACACTATATCTGCGTCAGACCTTGCCGGTGGTACAGTCCTGTTAAGGCTAGCCATAGGTGACGGAACCAATGAGTCTGCTATACGACAGTTTAAGTTTAAGATTAAACACGCTGCCGATGTATATCAGTCTATCTCTGTGGTGTGTGAGGATTTTATACAGCAATATCTTGAGGGAGATTACCCCAACACTGCTTCCATAAGCGCATTATTTCCGCCTGCTGATAAATACGAAGAAAGGGATTTGTGTGTTCCTGCCACATTTGGAACTCCATACATTCCACTTAGGCCAGCTATTTGCAGGACAGCATCTGTTTCAACCCCAGAAAGGTTTTACCTACTAGGCGAAGTCGGTACGTATTCTATATCAAAGGTAAGGCAACCGAGAACATTTGGTTCCACGGTATGGTCGTCTGGTTCATATGCATTTACCCAGAGTACCGTTTCGGATACAAACGGGAAGGTGTGGCAAGCATTCCAACCTATTATTGCTAAGTCATCGAGCGAGGCTTCACTAGACTCCTGTGGTCTCTGGGCAGAATCAGATTCCTATATGTTTGACATGCCAGCACAGTTTTCCAAGAGTTCTTCGGTTGCCACAACCAATCCAAGAGACGTAATAGAATCGGTGCTGTTAGGATTTGGGACTCCATCAACCGATATAGATTCAGCAGTAACATTTGCCTCGGCAGATTCTACATATGATTCGTGGGGGTTAGCATTTAATGGAGCTTTCTATTATAAAGAAGCACGTGGCAAGCTGCTTGCTTCACTTTTGAACCAGTGCCATTCCACGCTCTATAATAATGAAAAAATAGAACTGCACGTCCTTTCAAAAACTTCGCAAAAGACCATAACAAGTTCAGACGTTGTTAAAAGCGGTGAAGTGGGCAAGGGAACGTTCAAGACATCTGCTATAACACAGAAGCAATCAGACTCTGGATACATAGCATACCAGAAGTCAGATGATTCTCAGGACGAACTCGTTAAGTACATGGTTCCGGCAAAGTCAACTACAGATAATGTTTCAAACGACACGCTGGCAATCCCGTTTGTAAAGAACTCAGACCACACACAGCGGTTAGGAAGCCTATACTTCCAGCGAAAACTTCTGAAAGAATCCACAGCTTCGTTCACTGGCAAGGCAAAACTTGTTGCACTACAACCAGATGATGTAATCACAATTAATGATACAGATTACGGTGGAAACTATGATGTTCTAATAGACTCCATGACAATAAACAAAGATGCATCAATATCGTTTAAGTGTACTAAATTCAAGTCAGACCTTG